TAAGCTGTTAAATAATTTCATAAACTGTAATCTCCTAGCTCTTTAATTTCGGTTAGCAAAAATGTTGGCTCTTTATCGCCAAACTCAATGATCTCATCAATGCAGATGCGCAGCTTGCGCTCACCTGCCTCAACAAACTCAGGCGTAGCATGGAAATACTGCACACGGTACGGTACAACCGTTTCAGCCACACAAAACATGTATTGCACATCCTCAGGCTGCACACCAGCAAAATCAGCTGTTACGAGCGTGTACACGGCGGCCTGCAGATCGTAGTGCATCCAGCTGGCCTTTTTGAAAAACTGATCAAACTGCGCTGTGGTTTTTAGATCAGTAATGATGATGTTTTTCTTGTCTGCCATGTTGAGGCTATCGCCTTTACCACGCAAATCAACACCCTCGCCAGTTTTCGCAAACATTTCCTGCTCATACTGAAAACCACCGCCAAGCAGGTATTTGCTCGTGTGTGGGTGCGTTTCAATGTTTTTGATGATCTCGTTAGCTGCGGCAAACTGATCGCTGGTAACGATATTTTTGCCAGCCTCTATCTGCTCAGCTTTCCACTCTTTAGCTGCCTTAGTGCGGAAATCAGGAAACTCACTAACGGCAAAAGTATCATCGCCGCCAAAGAGTATCATGTGCACCAACTGGCCTAGATCAATAAAAGGGCTTTGAGGCTCTGGTAGCATGCCACGCTTGCCAGCCACAGCATAATCAATGCCGCTCTCTAAGATCTTTTTCATTGATGAGTACGACCACTCAGGCCGTTTATGATAGTTAATTTTAGTTGTATCTTGTTTAGTCATGCCAACCCTTTCATGCATTACTTTACACCTTTATGATATATCACGGAATAATATATGTCAAGCATAAAAAAACTACCACTGTTTTGGTGGTAGTTCTACCAGAGGCTAGCTGTTAATCTGGCTTGCGGCCAGGGTCATAATTTTGCGCTTGGTTTTTAGTTGTTTGTTTTTGTTTCAATCAACTGTATACATAATAGCACAATGGCTCTAGTTTGTCAATACCTTAAAGAGGCCACCGCTGTTATAATCGGCACATATTCTGCGCTGCTCATCATCAAAACCGCTGCCATCATAGATCTTGCACTGGTACGTAAATATAGCCTTGGTGATAATGTACGAGTACCAAGCGCCATAGCTTATAACTGCCAGTACAATTACGATCGCTACGATGCCTGCTGTACGTTTTACCACTCTGTTCATGCCTCAATTATAAAGCTAATGTTTGTCAAAAGCCAGCCATGTGCGCTATGATAATTGCACTGCACAAACAAACCTAAACTACTTGTTTGGCAGTACATCAAAGTTAGAAAAGCAAGAGGGTTGCTTGCATTATTTGTTATACCTCGGTATACTAAATAACAGTTTAGGTTTGTTTGTAACACTCCTGAAAAGCCACCTCTCGCAAGTGGCTTTTTTGTTTGGCAACGGTGAGGCTAGGGTTACTACTACCCACTGGATCACCAAGGCATGAAATGGCCTAATCATACCAGCACACACCACGCAAGCCACGTGGCCACAAGTAGTACAAAGGCTAGGCGTATGGCCTGTTATACGCTCTCTGCACTGCATGGCATCATGCGCACCTTAACAAATTATCAGGTAATAAATCATCGCTTTTGTATATGGTCAATATATGTGCAATACGTGATCAATTGAACATGTTATCAGATACGAAATACCAAAAGGCACCTATCTCAGATCCATTTCATGCAGGTAGAGCGCATTTTGTAGGGTTAGCCTCCTGTAGCCACAGAAAAAACCAGAGGCTTATTTAGCGTGGCTTTGTTTTCTACGCCGCCTTAGCGGTTGCAATCGTTAGAGATTAGAGTTTTGGGAGGTGTTAAATTGTAGAGATCCAAGGTGCGAGCCTGCGCCTTGGCTATAGTTTCATTTTAGCACTATTATGCTTGTGCTACTGCATCTATTGTGCATTGCCCTAGTGCGTGCGCTGTAATAGCCCTGCGCATTTCATCTGCAGGCGGTAACTCAGGCGGTGCAATTATCTCATCATGGCATTTCTGATCGTGCTCATATCGGCATAGCTGTTGCTTGTTTTCAGGCAACACAATAAAAAGGCGTGCTAAACGCCTCATGGCTCTTGTGGGTTGTTGTCTACCAACAAACCGAGGGATGATGTGATCAGTATCAGCAAAGCACCCACCGCTACGAAATTGCCAGGGGCACCCCTCCTTATTAGGATCGGGGCACTCCGAGCGTGCCATTATTTGGCCTCAGGATCCGTAAACAACTTTTTAACAAACACAGCTGCGCCGTTGATGCCGCCAACGAGGGCACCAGCAACTAGAGCGTAAACTAGCGTATTAACCGCTGCTTGGCCGCCCTGTGCTGCCTTAATGAAATCTGCGGCAAACAATGTGAGTGTGGCCGTAAAGCCGCTCAAAAAGGCGTAGATTACTGCCTTAACTACTGATTTCCATTGATCCACCGATACGTATGATGGTTTCATACTGTTTACTCCTTACCAAACTTACTTAATATGTTTTGCGCAAACTCACGCAGCAATGCAATCAAGCTGTTGAGCGTACCTTTTAGGGCTGAAATCTCTTTATCTTGCTCTTTGTCGTGCTCAGTTGGTTGCTCAGGATCAGGCACAGGTGTAGGCGTTGGTGTTGGATCTGGCAACGGTACAGGCGTAGGCACTGGTGTTGGTGTAGGCGTTGGTGCAGGTGGGATCGGTTGAGGCTCTGGTGCTTGCACCATGTCTTTTTTGTTAAAGCCAGTATTGTGTGCAGGTACGCCAGTAGTATCGGCATTACCAAAGCTGTAGTTTGTCATTAGGTACTCACCGCCAAGTGGGTGATATGCAATACCAACGATCTCTACAGGGTGCCCCTTACTAAACTGAGCAGTTGATTTTGCTGTTGGCCATGTAGTAAAGCCGAGATCCCATAATTTAGTGGGCTCAGCGTTGCAAAGCCAGGTGCGCTTTTCAAGGCGCTTGTACGTACTGGTTGCAGGTAGCGGTGATGGTGCAGGTGCAGGGTTTTTGTACTCCTGCCATAATTGAGCCAAACGGCTGCGCAACCAATCTAGTGGCATTTCACCAGGGCATGCTGTTTGAGCATAATCACGGTGCATGCTGAGCGGCAAAAGCCGATCAACGAGCTTACAGTAATCAAGGGCTCGCTGAGCGATTGCCTCTAGCACTGCGCCCTGCTGAGCGTGGCCAGATACCTCGCCAAGTGGATCGCACTCAAAGCCTACTGATACTTGGTTAATGTATTTGCCACGTGCGGTGTAGGTACTACCGCTGGTAAAGGCTACGTTAGGATACTGCACAGAGTTTACAACTCGTACACGGCCAGCGCCCTCATCAAAGCCGATGATGTCATTAGCGCTTGGCACACCTGCATGCAGCAAGTGTTGCAGCACGCCATTAAATGATACTTGGCCAGCAAGGCGCTTTTCCTTGCTATCCCAGTGATGGATAACGATCTCATCTAGTGAGCGAGCACGGCCATAGTAGGCGGCACCCTCGGATGGCGTAAAATACGCATCCCTATCTGCAATTATTGTTTCTACTTGGCTCATGGCTGTTGTTGCCTCCTTAGGCCGTTGCTGGTCTTAAATTAGTTACCTTACCGCCAACCGTTTGTTTATCTACGTGCTGCTCGGTAACATTTTGAAAAGATTGGATAATGTGCTCTTGGCTCTTGTTAGATATGCGCTCAAACTCTGCAGGTAAGGTTTCAAGCATCTTGAGGCTGTTGGCGATCTGCTGTAGTGGCAACTCTTTGTACACCTTGATCTGGCCTTGCAGCTCAGAGATTGCCTTTTCATTGGTAACGTGTGCGTTGATCAGCTCAGTTTGGCGAGCTGTTAATGCCTCAATGAGCTTGCCCTGTTGCTCAATGGTTTCTTTAGGTATACGAGATCTAACAAATAGGGCTGTAATAATCACCCCTGCCATGATTTCTGCCCCTACAATAATGATCTGTATTTCCTGCACTTTGCCGCTCACTCCTGTTATTAAAAAAATAGCAACCAACGATGGCTGGTTGCCTTTATGCTTTGTAGTATACTATAAACGTAATAAAAAATCTAAGGGAGGCATAGGCATGATACAGCCAATCAACGGCCGATTACTGGTGCGAGTTACAGATAGCCAGTATAAGCACGTAAAACTAAACTCTGATAAGCAACACCAGCTAGCTACTAGCACTGGTGTTGTTTTATCTGTTGCACCAGATCTTGAGCAGATCATTAGGGGTGCACTCAAAATTAAAGATGGCGAGTGGCTAGAGGGCTTACCAAAGCCAGCTGAGCTCATCGGCAAGGTTATTGGATGGGAAAAATACGCTGAGCAAAACAGCCTATTTGATATGGATGATCCTGCCAAGCAAGGTACTAAAATCAAGGTTGCGTTAATAGAGTACAAGGATATTACTAGCTATGATCGTTAAAAAAATCAGTTTTGAAAAAGAAACACAAGAAAAGGTACAGCGTGGCGTTGATGCTGTATATGAGGTTGCTGCTGCAGCCTATGGTGCCAAAGGTGGTGATGTTATCTTAGAGATGCAATACGGTGATCCTAAGCTCTCACGTGATGGTGTTACCAACGTAGATCAGGTGTACCTTGAGGATCGTGTAGAAAACGCCGCAGCTCGCCTCGTGGTGCAGGCCAGTAAAAAGAATAATGAAACAGTTGGTGATGGTACTACCCTTGCGGTTATCCTCACAAAGCACCTGTTGGATCAGGCACGCCGCTTAGTTGGCTCTGGCCAAGATCGCATGAGCGTATCAGAAAATCTACTCGGCATCATCCCTGGCATACACGCCAAGCTTGAAACACTAAGCAAGAAATATAACGCTGAAAACCTTGAGCAGGTAGCCATTGTATCTGCAGGTGATGAGGCAACAGGCCAGCTGATTGCAGATACCATCAAAGAGGTTGGCCTAGATGGTGGCGTAGTAGTTGAGCGCCACGCAGGCGTTGGCATCTACAACGAGCTGCAGGATGGCTTTTACTTTAACAAGGGCTTTACCAATGCTTGGTTGATCAATAACCGAGTACAACTGCGCTCTGAGCACAACGATGCAAACATACTGATTGCTGAAAAACCAATCACTGGCCTACATGAGGCTGCGCAGATCCTTGAGGCTTGCGGCAACAACAACATCAAACGGCTTGTAGTAATTGGTGAGGTATCTGGCGATGCTCTAGCGGTATTTATCCAAACCCACCTAAAGCAGCTGTTTGATATCACTATTGTAGAGCCTGCAAACATCGCTGGCGGCCGCTCGCTATTTCTTGAGGATCTAGCTGTATTTACTGGTGGCCAAGTCTACACCGATGGCATGAGCTCAGATAGTTTTGATACCGAGATGCTTGGTACTGCAGCTAAGGTTGTGGTGAGCGAGTTTAGCACCTCTGTTATTGGCGGTAAGGGTGATCCTAAAGAGATCAAGAGCCGCATTACCAGCCTCAAAAAAGATCTCAAAGCTAGCAAGGATCCACGCAGTGTTGAGGCTATCCAAGAGCGTTTAGGCAAGCTCACTGGCAAGATTGGTATCATCCGTGTTGGTGGTGCCACACCATCTGATGCTGAGTACACCAAGCTACGTGTTGATGATGCGGTTTGTGCCGTACGATCAGCTATGCGCAGTGGCGTGCTGCCTGGTGGTGGTGTTGCACTTATCCGTTGTAAGGATGTTGCGCAAGAGTTTGCCGATGCACTAGAGCAACCGTTTAAGCAGTTGTTTGCTAACGCTGGCCTTAACACAGAGCGCTACCTAGCACTCGTTGAAAACGCACACAGCTGGTATGGCTTTGATCTCAACAACATTGATGCCAAGCCGCAGGATATGCTTGCGATCGGTATTGTAGATCCACTAGAAGTGATCCAAGAGGCTGTAACCAACTCAGTAACAATGGCGGCACGCCTCATACGAGCAAAAGCCGCTATAATTAACAATGATGATGTTAGCATTAGCACTGATAATTAGTTGCGCAGCTGGCCTTACGGTCGGCTTGCAGATCAACCACATCATTGGTGGCCTTAGGGCTGCCATTGATGTGCTGCGGGCTAGCCAGGCCGATGTACGTAAGAAAAACACAGGCGTGGTACGCCCTGGCCTAAATACGCAGCCAGTGCCCTCACCTGAGGCTACACGGCGCTCTGCAGTAGTGCGCCCACGTATACCTCAAGAGGCCGATCCTGATGAAACTGGTGCAGCACTTGCATCAGTTAGAGAGCGCACGGCACCACGATGAGTGGTACAGGCTACATAATTAACGGCAAATACGTACGCACCAGAGATGCCGCCAGCGATGCACTAGCACCAAAGCGGCAACTAGGCGCTAAAGAGTTTGAGGCTGAGGCTGATCGCCAGCGGTTTGCACGAGATCTTGTGCAACCATACGTAAATGGCAAGCCAAACCCTGAGTTTATTACTGCTATGCCTAAAGAGGCTGAGCGGTACGGTTTTGTTAATAAAGAGCAAAGTAATGCCAGGAGGGCAAAATAATGAGTAACAAGCAAGCACAAGCACAAAACCTACCACCAAAACCACCATCATTGGATGATTTTAATAAGCTAGAGGTAAAGCTCACCGATGTTGAGGATCAGCTGATCGCCAACACTGAGCGCCGCAAAGCTATGCTCATCAACAACGTGGCTACCATGTTTGCTGAGGAGTTGCAGCACATCGTTGCAATGTTTGCCAAAAAGAAAAACATACAGTTTAGCGATGAGCTATTTGCTGGTGTTTTCTATGATGCGCCTAAGGGCAAGGCATACATCCTACAGTACAAATCAAAAGAGGAGGCCGCTGCAGCACGCATGCCACAACAACCACCTCAACAATAAATCAATTCACGTGAAAAATAGCACTCCAACAGGGGTGCTATTTTTATTGAGCCATCATCATTTGCTGTATATCAGCACCATCGCCTGCGCCGTACAGCATCGCGTTGTTGCGTGCGTTTTCTAGGCGTTGCCTTAGGGCTGCAAACTTAGCTGCGGCCTCTTGCTTAGTATCGCTAATCGTAGGTAGAGCAGCAATAATAACCTTGGCATCCATATCTGATACGGTACCTGAGCCAGAGCCAGCAAGTGCCTTAGCAATTTGAGTAACACTAGCCTGTGATAGGTTGTTGTAAACCCTTGCATCCTGATCCAAGCCTGCGCTAGCAGCAATACCCTTGAGCTTACCACCGATACGGCCGCTACCACCGCCAGCCTTGCTAAATAGAGCCTCAAGCTGATCAATGGTGTTGATGGCATTATCTGAGCTCGCCATAGCGTTTTTGCTTGATTGAGATAGATCGCTAGCTGCACTCTTAGGGTTCATAATATCGTAAATCTTTTGGTACTCATCGGCATTCTTAGGATCTCGCATAACGTCTGCTTGTAGAGCTGCTAGTGAGTAAGGGCCCTCATCCATAACCTGGCTGATATCGCCGCTGCCAACTGCGTTTGGATCCACAAGGTTAGGGTTGTAATTAGGGCCGGCAGGGTTAAATGGTGAGTTAGGGTTCATCTCAGCACCACCATCAACTGGCATGCCGCTATCTGCGCCCTGGTTCATAACTGCCAAGCCCTGCAATGATCGTGGTAATGCCTGTGATTTAGCGGTTTGCTTGATCAAGCCCTTTGCGCTCTGATCTACTACGGCCTCTGCGCCAGTTGTAGCTGCCTTAGCAGCACCAGCACCAGCCAAACGCTCACCAGCGCTTGCGAGCTTGCTTGCAATAAATGATTGTACCTTAGGGCTGTTAATAGCACGCTTGGCACCAACAGCAACAGCTGCGCCTGGCAAACCACCGATTACACCACCAGGTGCGGCTGCCATAAGATCAGTAAGGCCAAACGATAATGTACCTCGGCCATTTTGTGCAGCACTAGAGAGCAGATCAGCTGCCTTGTAGGCTTTATCAATCTGCTTACCTGTAGCGGCAAGCTCATTGCTGCCAGATACGCCCTGTAGGGTTTTCTTTAGGTACTCAGCAACCTTTTCATTAACAGATGCCTTAGTATTGCTACCAAGCTTGTAAGCGTTTTTAGCAAGAGTTTGGTACTCACTCTTGAGCTCAGCTACACGAGCTGCTGAGAGCCCCTTAGTGCCGCCCTCCTTAAAGATAGTATCAAGCTCTGCAAATACATCATCAGCAAGCCGTTTGTTTTCGGTACTACCGCTCTTGAGTAGTTTTTCTAGGCTACTGCCCTTGCTCATGTTTTGAGCTAACACATCAGAGCTGGTGATAGGCTTATCAATTTTACTAACCAGGCTGGTGTATTTCTTATTGAGGCCAGAGATCAAGCTTTCCTCAACATCCTTACCTGTTTTGCCAATAAGATCGTTTTTACGGATGTATGTGCCAAGATCCTCACCAAAGCGTTTTTCAAAGCCTTTTAGAGCCTCTTTTTTGCCAGATAATTGAGTGGCACGCAGGGCTGTATCATCAGCACTCTTGAGCAACTTGCTGGATAGCCACGATACAGCTTTACCACCGCCTCTAGCGGCAGTTTGCTCTGCACCCTCTTTGAGTGCTTGCTCACCTACAGCCTCAGCACCTCGGCCAACCATAGCCTTAGCGCCAGCTTTAACCCCTTGGCCAACACGGCCTAGCGGTACTGCTGATAGAGCTCCGTTAATCAACCCCTCCTTAGCTACTGCGCCAAGATCGGTTTTTTCGTGATTAAGTTTCTGAGTGATCCACTCACCTGCGCCACCACCAATAAGGCCAGCACCACCAAGTATTGCGGCGGTGCCAGCCAGCGATGCGCCACCTGTAAATGGTGCAGCTGCGAGAGTTGCAGCGATGCCGAGCCCTGGTGCGATCCATTTTTTCCAACCTGAGCGCTTAGGCTTATCAGGGTTTTCTGCAGCACCAGCTTGTGGCTGATTGTATTGAGGCAATGGCAAACCACCACCCATTTTTTGGTAGTTACTCTGCAATGCTCGTAGGGTATTATCATCCATCGTTAAAACCTTAGCTGATTTCCATTAGCCAACACTGCTGCAGGTATGCCCTTACCAAATAGATCAGGCCGCAGTTTGTGGTAGATTTCTACTTTCATCTTATCTCGTACGTTACCATAGTTAGCGCTCTTTAGGGTAGCGTTGTAATCGCTCTTGATTGCGCCATCAGATTGCCCCATGCGTGAGGCAACATCATTATAGGCTGATTGCTGTACAGGATCCGTAGCGGCTGCAGGAGTTGCCTTAGCAGCACCAGCCTTAGCGCCTCCACCACCAAAGCTAGGTGATGCGGCGGCGGCTGCTGCACGAGCGGCTGCTTTTTGCTGTTCATCAAACTGGCGTTTTTGCTCTGCCATCTGAGCCTCCCACTGGCGGCGTGCCTCATCCTGTTTTTCTTTTTCAGATGCAGCTTGGTATAGAGTAAGCAAAGTATTAGCCTGTGTATCATCGCTCTGCAGGCCGTAACCAACACGCTTATCAACCTCGTTACTGAGAGTAGATAGATCTTGGCTAGCATCGCCAAAGGCACTGCTCTGAGTGCGCATAATTTCATTAAGTGGCGCAACCTCGTTTTGCACCAAGCGATTGCGCTGAGCATCTGTTACGAGGCTACCGCCTGTGCGGCCTGCTACGCTGTCTGGTGTGGCGGCAATAGTATCCTCAGTAGAGCGGATCGCTGTGCGTGCACTTTTAACACGCTCCTTGGCATCGTCTACACCAAGATCTGTTGAATAGCGCTTAACATAATCCTCAGGTTTTACCCTGTTTTGTTGAAACGCTTGATATTGGCCAAATAGTGCTGATGATGGTTGCATATTATAAAAAATACCAACAGCTTAACGGCTGCTGGCCTTACTACCATATTGTACTACATCCAATTAGAAAACTGAATAATCAACAATCTTATAACTCAGGGTTGTTGGTGTCAATGTTAGCGCTGGCGTAAACGTCTGTGAGTAAAGCATCGTAATCGTAAGCACTAAGCCATTGAGCGAGGTGTACACCAGCCAAGGCGTAGGGTAGTTTACGTAGCCAGCGCCACCATTATCACCACGTACCCAAACTGCGCCCTTCTTAAACCAACCACCAGCTGGCCGAGGATCACTGCCAAACACCGTATCAGTGGCACCATTAAAGATCACATCCATAATATCTGGCCGCCTGGCAAGGGTTACATCAAAGGTACGCACGTTGGTGCCGCCTGAGGTACTACCGCTAATTGAGGTACTACCAGTATATACGGCGTTATTCTTAAAGGTGTTGTACCCTGTGTGGTATTGCAGTTTAGTTAAATCAGGCATTGCTATAGTCCAAGTATATTAACCAGTATAGCTCTCTGGTTCCTGAGGCTGTAGGGCTGGTGTAGTTTTCCAAACGGATCACGAGTTGCGTGGTAGTAGCCCAAGCCCTCAAAAATGGGTATGGTGGATCAACAGCTAGGCCTGAGAGGTTTGCGGCCTCAGTATATGCATTGACTTTTTCGCCGCCTGCAATGATTGCGCCATCAGTATCAAGCTCACAGTACACATCAAACAGCGGCACATAGCCAAGGTTGTGATCTATGGTAGTAGTGTTTACTGTGCCATAGCCGCCAAGCGTTAGTGTGGTGTGGCCACAAAATGAGCTACGCTTGAGGTAGTTTTCAGAGGTAATAAAATCTAGTTTGCTAAGATCTGGCATATCAATCTACCTCAAACAATGCATATTTAATTATAAAATCAAGGTTAGTTGGCGTGTATGCGTACACGGTACCATTATCTGTTACGTTGCCATGAAAACCGTTTGCGGTGCGGAAAATGATCTCAGAGGCCGATACGCCTATGGATACACCAGCTCGCAGGCCACCGAGCGTTGTGCTAAAGGCAGGCGCAGGCGGTATGCCAGTAATCGTAAACGTGTAAGCAAGGTGCGCATCTTGGCCGTTGTAACTGGCACCACCATCAACAGAGAAAACAAAGCGGCAGAGTGTCTTTTTGCCGTATGGGTTTGCTATGCGCTCCTCAACAATCTTGGCAGTTTGTGGTTGCTGGCTGGTGGCACCATCATTAACGATCGTAATGGTGCCCTCGTGCACGATCTTATCTACAGGATCCCCTGTAAAGAAATTGAGCTTGTTGCGATCGGGTTTCATTAGAACGCCTCAGATACGTTGTACGCCGCCTTGGCCGATGCAAAGTTAAATGTACCATCAGGCAATTTACCAACCTGCATGATATTTTTGCCAGAGATGAGATCGTAAAAGTAGTAGGTTTGGCCGATGATTTTCCATGCGATGCTAGGGTTATCATTGCTATCGGCCGCACCAAACAAACCAAAGTCATTGCCTACGGTACCAATAATGATCTGCTCGTTGGTATTTGGGTTGCGCACGGTCAATTTACCCTGCACTGTCATTTCGCCACGCTGCGAGCCTGCTTTGAGCTCACGAGGCATCACACGCTGTTGCTGAGCTATCTGATACGGATCAACAGCTGCCACATCGTGCAGGGTATTACTATAACCCTGCTGCGGCAGTTTATTGTTGCTAAACGCATTATCATTGGTATTATTCTGCATTTCCAATATCCTCATCCTTGAGCGGATCCCACTCAAGAGCGATACCCTTAACTCGCAGTGGCGTAGTTACGGTACTTTCAGAGGTGCCTTGCAGGCCGTAATCTATCACATGGAAACGATCATCTACAGTGAACTCGAGCTGCGTATCACCGGTAGCCATCACGCCATCGGTATCAACAACCTCGGTGCCATCGTTGAGCGTGTAGGTAGGATACACAGTGGTACCCTCAGGCACAGGGCTCGTGCTGATAATCACACGGTTGGCGCCCTTTTGCTTGTGCACGTTGCGAGCATCAAACTGGCGTACAGTTGCCTTAAAGCTACTAGCCACTTTACAGTTGCTATCAATAATATCGAGGCCAAACGCACCCTCTTTTTCCCATCCGATGTATAGCTCATCACCAAACCCACGCACGGTACCAATCTTTAGATCGGCGGTGCCTACATCGGTGTTTAGTGTGCCGTGGCTGAGTGCGTATTGCAGGCCAAAGCTGCTAGGAAACTCCGGCATCACAGTACCGTAGTTGTAGATGCCAAACTCTAGGCTCTCATTGCTGGTGCTGCCAGGAAACCCAAGGTGCAGCATTTTCTTAAAGCTACCCATTGAGTAGGGGTATAGGCGGGTATCGTCTTTTACGCCAGTGAAATCGTTATCAGTAAACGGTAGATCTCGCACACGTGTGAGCTCTTTGCCGCCGAGGTACACATACAGTGTGCCGCCTACAATGATGTGTGGGATGTTACCCTTAGTAAATAGCGCCTGTGGCGCACCTTCAGTAAGCTCAATGTAAAAGTTGTAGCTACCACTCAGGCCATCATAGAACACCAGTAAGCCCTCATTGCTTATGCGATCGGTATCAGTACTGATTTTCTCAAAAGCCTGGATCAAAAACTCATCGGTTTTAGCCATGCCACAGCCCTCAAAGCCATCAGGCAGTGTAAGTTTGTGGCGCAAGTACTCGGTGTTACTCGGGTTGCTATCGCTCAGTGGCTCATAGAGGCTGAGGTAGCGGCCATTTTGTATAGCGATGTACTGCAAAAAGTGTTCCATACAGTGGAAACCGTTGCGAGTAGGTACAAGGCGTGAGGCATCAATCTCGAAATCAGCGGTGTTGAAATCGCCCTCGGTAGCACACTTGAGCTTAGTAGTACCGGTACTGGCGTAGCTGTGAACGTGGTAGGTGCGAGCGTTTGGTTTTACTAACAGCTCGGCCACTGGTGAGAAATCAAAATCTACCTCGCCTGTACCGCTAGGGATGAGCGCCGTTATTGCAGCAGCAGTTAAAGTTTTGCTGGCTATCTGGCGGTGCAGCGGATCGTGGATAATAACCGTTACATCACCGGTGCCCTTATCTAAGAAGTTGAGGCGCAGCGTTTCCAGCGGCTCTATATCACTCGTGAAATTGAGCTTATCGAGCGGGTTGGTTTCCACGATAGTTGAGCTGGTTGGTAGGGTGTAAGCCGAGCTACCTCCACTACGCACGCTCGGGTAGCTGCCTGAGGTGTTGGCGCTCGAGTTGGCCGATAGGAAATTGCGGGTGAGCTTGCGATCACCAGCTGCGGCTTGGATAAAGCCGTAGGTGTGTATCGAGCTGGCACCGGCAATGTAGAGCAAATCGGTATCGGTGCGGTACAGTAAGCCCATGCCTGAGCGCTCACCAATATCACCGAGGCGCAGCAGGGTGTTATCGGTTTTGATCAGCCACAAGCTACCGATATCGGTAATCATAAAGCGTTCACCAGTAATTACCTGGCAGATATTAACTGGCAAGCCATCGAGGTTGCCAGTATCGAGTTGGCGTGCCTGCATTGCCTGTACCAGCTCAGATGGGTTTTTGCGCCAATCAAAGCCACGCAAATACTGCATGCTGTTTTCGGTGCCAATCTTTTTATCAAAGCTCGTGCCACCAAAAAAGGCCTGCTGGTTAATGATCTCGTTTTGGTGCTGGTTGCCACTCATTAGCTTAACTCATCCTCGAAGTACCACGGCGTACCTGCAGCGCTCATAGCGGTGGTACGGCGGCCGTATTTGTGGCTTACAACACGGCTTTTACCAGGGTTGGCATAATCTTGCTTTATTTGCTTGATCTCATCATTAAACTCTCTGATCATATCTTGAGATACCACACGGTTTTTGCGGTAAACTTGGATGTATTTAGCGATGGTGTAAAGCTCTGGTAGATCCACGTACTCCTCGGGTATATCAACCATCTCGCCGATAATGTAAGTTAGGCCGGCGCCACCGATGCCCTCAAAGTAGTTTTCGAGCTTAAAGCTAGTAGAGCTCACATACTCACTAATGCGGTACCACTCCTCTTGGCCATCGTTTACAGTAAACCATCGGCCAACCATCTTAGGGGTTACAATGCTGGTACTCAGGGTAACTGTTTGGCTGCCATTGGATGCAGTTGCAGTGCCGGCAGTAACATCATCTGCGGTAAGGCGGCCATGCTTAAATGCTACGTTTACCTCTAGGCCATCAGCAATGGCCTCGCTAGGGATAGGGTACAGCTCGATCTCATCCTCACTGATCAAGTGATAGTGTGTAGGTACGCCAGTTTGCGAGTTATTGCTGTTCATATCAAGCCACATATCATGGCTGGCCACCTCAATGAGGCGTTGCTCACTGCCTGGCTTGTTGTAGCGCACGTTGTACACTCGGCCGGCGTATTCTGGCAGCTGGTAGGCCTGTTGATCAGCTACGAGCGCAGCGTAAATCGTTTCGGCGTTCACACGGCGCATTAGCTTTTTCTTGATTTTTGAGCATGCCTGATTATACCAGCGCTTTAGGCTGAGTATCTGCTCGGCATCGGTTATTTTGTATGCCTTTTTTATTTCCTCGATGTGTTGATAGAACGTAATCATAGTATCCCCTTAGTTATGGCCTAGTGCTATTATCTGCGAGCCGGAGGCAAAATCACCGGCGGCGGTGTTTATAAGATCAAAGCGTGAAATCACCGCCGAGGTGTTTACCCACTTAAAGAAAAACTCCACATTGGCCGGTGCAGCTGCAGCCGAGGTATCACCACCAACTACCGATGCCCTGCCAACCTTTACCGATGAGGATATATTCACCACATCGACTATACCGTAGATCGGGTGAGAGCCACCGATATTACCAATACTGGTGGTACTCACCGTAGAGCCAAGCGCACCAGAGGCCAGGTAGCGGTGTGCGTAGTTGGCGGCAGTGTCATTATTAAATGTAAAGTTGAGCGATAGAGCACCGGTATTAAGCGCCATAAATATAAACCGTAGGTACTTGCGGTTAGGGATGGTGTTGAGTGTAACGGTATCACCGGCGCTTGAGCTGGTAAATCGGGCAATTTCTTCCCACCATACACCTACGCCTGAGCCGCCAAAGTCTATTTTTGGTGCGGTAACGGCACTATTAGCCAACCAACTGGTTTGGATACTACTAGCCGGTAGGGCGGCATCTTTAATCAAGAGGCCATCCACGGTAACACCAGCTGCAGCCGTAAACTCGCTGATGGTGTCAGTTTTGAGTGTCGGGTTATTGATGATAGCCGTGTTGATTGTCGGGCTGGTAAGAGTTTTGTTGGTTAATGTTTGCGTGTCAGTGGTACCAACAATCGTACCAGTAGGCGCATCCTTATCCCACTCAGAGGTACCAACGCCGGTGCCACGCAGCAGCTTACCGCTGGTTGGCGTGGATGCGCTGATCCCGAGCTTGGCCTCTAGCGCCTCTACGGCATCGTTTACATCGCTATGCTGCGATACGTGGTTGGGCGAGTTTAAGAAATCGTTAGTAGTAGGGTTAGTAAAACTATCTAGCGATGCAGGAAAATTAGCCATTATGCCTTACTCCAATCTATTGGTTTTTTGGCAGTACTACGAGGCTCGCCAACAACAATGCCGTTATATGTTTGCGAGCTGTTGTATAGCGCCGTGCTGTTATACAGATACTCATTTGTATCAGAGGCGGGGTTAATGATAAAGCGAGTGAGCTGTTTTACTCTATTTCCCCAAGAGGTGCGTGTTTTTATAACACTGGCTGGTGTTTCACCGTTGCCGGCGTACGGTGTGGTTGCGCTATCGAAATCAACCGTAGGGGCATCGTAATCTATGGTAGCTGCGGTACGCCCTTTTTTGCGCCAGTTAGTGAGTTGCTTAGCCATTATTATGTACCTATCCTTATTACAGAAAACGAACTATAGCCAGCGTTACCGCTCTCGCCCTGTATGTTTAGGGCGCCACCAGATGATTGGAACGCTCGGCAGATAACATAATCGCCGGCCGCCAACGACCACATAAAGGTTGTTGTGAGGGCGTGATCATCACTGCCGCTCGCCTGGCCACCGGCAAGGCCGTTACGGCCGCTCACGCCGTTTTTCTCAAGCCAAGCAAACCTAGTACCAGTAGCGCTGGCAGCAAAGGTGATATTAGCCCTAAACATGTAAACGCCAGCTGTAGGCACGGTTATGCGTTCAGTATTGACAGAAGTAGAGTGGTATCCATCGGTGTCAAAGTCCTCGGTATCCCACGTAACATTAGTAATGGTGCTATTGGTGAGTGATTGCACCACCGATTTACGCAAGTTGGTGGCACTGGCCGTAACTTTGGCGGTAGTAACGGCGCCATTGTTGATTTTGGCGGTAGTAATCAGGTTATCTGGTATAGTGCCATCTTTGATGAGCAGGCCATCCACCGTTACACCAGCGGCAGCGGTAAACTCGGCAATGGTATCCGTTTTTAAGGTAGGGTTATTGATAATAGCCGTGTTGATGGTTGGCGAGGTGAGCGTTTTGTTAGTAAGCGTTTGCGTGTCCGTGGTGCCTACTATTGCACCAGTGGGCGCATCTTTATCCCAAGCACTCGATCCTGCGCCAGTACCACGCAATAGCTTGCCTGATGTAGGTGTGCTGGCAGTGATACCTAGCTTGGCCTCAAGCTGCTCTACAATATCATTAACTGTAGCGTGCTGAGAGGCGTGATCAACACCGGCCGTCGTATCGCCGGCTGATGGGTTGGTTAAGCTGTCTAGTGATGTTGGATAATTTGCCATTTAATAAATAAACACACAGCATTGCGGCTGTGTGCCTTTCACTTGTAATTATAGCGTATTTATGCCTGCAAAGGTAATGGTTTTGGCTCTATTGGTAAACCAGCGTGGATCTCATCCATCATACGCTCTGCAACAGCGGTGGCTTGCGCCGCCGTCTTAAACACGTGAGTTGCTTTAACTCGCTGGCCAGCAATCTCAACAAAGGCCGTAACCGTGCCATCATCGTTTTGTTGTATGCCTTTGCTCGCCACGTATCCACGAGTAAGGTGGATCAAAAACTCTGGCTTTTCGGTTTTGGTTGCATCCACAATAGTAGTTTTAAGCACGCACCAACAGTGCGATCCAAGCCGTACGTTTGAGAGCTGTTGCTCTAATTTACCCATAAAACCCCCTTGTTATGTCTGTACTATAAGCTCTTGCGCTATGGTAGACAAGTGCGCAACTAGAAATACTACTGTGTACTTATCTGAGCCATCTACTGCCACGTACGTTGCTATCCTATCGCCTGCGGCTGCGGCACCTGATTGGATCCAACCAGTAGGCACATGTGAGGCTAGCACACGGTTTTTAACATCAAAGCTGTACATCTGGTTTATTGCGCTGGCCACGTAGATATTGATGTAACCAAAGCGCCCCTCTTGATCTGCAGGTGCGTACTTACCGCATGAGCCAGTGTTAAATGCCCTAGCGCCATCGTAAACGATAGCATTGCTCCATGCACCAGTAACACCGCCTGCAATATCAAGCAGATCAAGCGTAGAGGCGTTACCACCCCTAAATGAGAATATGTGCGAGTGCCGTGCGTTTTTAGCAGCATCAGGCTCAATACCAAAGGCTGCCATTGAGGTAACGCCAGCACCGATAGCACCACCACGCACACCAAAGTATGTAGCGCTCCATGCATCGTTGGCAATAGTGTTTGTGCCGTTAGTAATGCTGGCACCTGAGTAGTTGTACGTAAATGTTGAGGTTGATGCTGAGCTCCATAGCAATATCAGGTTAGGATACTCAATAACGTACTTTGCGCTCGTGGATGGCGTTACAGTCCATGCAGCGCCGATAGTATAAACTGGCGATGCACCAGCTGTGTGTGAGGCTATGATGCGGCGCTGGCCTACTGCCGTAGGGTTCACGCTATCCTCTACAATGCGTATTTGGAAATTGCGGTACTCGTTTGCCAAAACTGCGGCATCACCGCCTGTAGCTTGGCCTGTGATGGTTGAGGCGGCAACTGCGGTACAGTCAAGTGCCCTAAGCAGGCCACCATTGTAAGTAACGGTTTCATCAACAATAAAGCCCTCGCCTGGTTTGTGATCAAACGGCACGTATTGCTCATCAAGCGCTATTGCAGAAAAATCGGTGTTTACTGTTGCTGGTAGGTTTGTGGTAGATAAGTTACCTGAGAGTGTGTTTGTTGATACCTCAAACGATTTCCACATACCTGCAGCAAGCGTACCAGCCGAGAGTACAAATACACGGCCTGCAATTAACTCATATCTATCACCACTGGATGGTGTAAATGATAGAGCGCTATCAAGCAGAAATGTTGGCGTTGTACCGCCAGTGTTACCTACAATCCAACGCTCCTCAGTTTTACCAGCCGTAAGGCCGATGATCCTAATTTTATAACCAAATGAGCTACCACCCCTGTTAGCGAGCATGTTTACACCAACTGCTGTGATGGTAGTTGAGGTAGGTACGGAGGTGGTTGTTGCACCAGTCGTTACGGTACCAGTAAGGCCAAGTGATGGCGCAAACACGGCACCAGCACCAGCACCAAAAGTACCAGTAAGCGCTGGTGATACCGCAAACTCACTGGCTTTTTGTATAATGTTGTATCTGTTGAGTATGGTAGCCGATGTTAGAGCATAAACAAAAGGGTTACGAGTAAGATCATTGCGCAAATCGGTTGCTAAGCCCATACCAGCGGCATGAGCGTTAGGTATTGGTGCAACCTGCACATACATCTGGCGATCAATCACATTTTTAAAAACATTGCTCACGTTATATTTCTCCTTACTACGCCAGCCCACGCACTTATATTTTGGCCAACCATTAACAATTTACCCTGATAACTATCTATGTTTGTGAGCCCTGTGAGCGTAGTAACTGTGGTGATGGTGCCGCTCTCAATGATGGCTGTTTCACGCACTCGGTTGAGTGATTTATCAATGTGAGGTGGGTTTGTCGTATTTTGCAGTAATGCCTTGATTACTACGCCAAGTGCAGCTATAGCCTCTGTGTTGCTCTCTATAGCAGCAAGCAACGTGTTGGCGGCATCATCCTGTGTTTCAACAGGTGTAGCACGTAGCTCGCTATCTGTGAGCCCACTACCACCTGCTGGCGTTTCAACGAGCATGCGGCCAGTAGCAGGGTTGATCTCTACTGGTACTGGTGTGAAACCATCCTCACTAGAAACACCACCCAATAAAACTTTATGGTTGCCATCTGTTGGTAGGGGTAATCTATTGTCGTTTTCTGCCATAAAAAATACTAGCAATTTGGCTGCTAGCCTTTACAGATAGATTATAACACTTATGTAAGGTTTCGGCGCAGTTGAGTTGCAACGCTGCGCTCTTTGTTTTTAACAGCACGCTCACGTGCCTCAATATCGTTTTCTCGCTTTTTAAGATTGGCCATGATTTCCTGCACCTCGTTTTCACGCTGTGCTACCTCATGCTGCAGCGCACCGTTTTTATTGGTGAGCTCAATCTCTTGTGCCCTCAGATCTTTAACGCTGGCGGTTAGGGTAGCCTCAGCCTGCTTGAGCTCATCTATCTTGCGCTGGTGCTCTACTCGCATGGTTTCCTGCTTAACATCTAGTGCCTGCAGCTCATCAGATCTGGTGGTAATTTCATTGCTCAGATTGTTTAGGGTGCGATCCTTGCCCTCACGAGCATCAGCAAGCTCGGTGGCCAGCGTTTCACGCTCGGTTGTGAGGCTGGCAATATCGCTCTCTAAGGCCTGTTTCTGTATGTTGAGCGTGTTGATCGTGCTGGTAGCCTGCTCAATTTGCCCCTGCACCGTTTCGTAGCGGCGCTTGGCTGGTTCAATATCAGCAAGCAGGGTATCAAGCGTTTTTTGTGCCTCATCCACGCTACGGTTGAGCTCAGCCAGCCTAGCGGATGATACGCTCTCATTGCTCGCTAAATCGTTTTTGGCCGTTTCTAGGGCATCCTGAGCATGCACCAACTGGCCTTGCAGCTGTGAAATGCGCAGGCGTACAGCTCGCTCATCGTTTTTAGCCTGCATGAGCTTGCTTTTGGCATCATCCAATAAAGCAGTTATTTGCTTTTGGATATCATCAAAACTAGGCGTTGGTGCTGGCATACGTAGCCTGTGCTGCAGCAAACTCCTCGTTAGAGATAAACTGCTTGTTTTTACGGCCTCGGCCATTGGCGGTAGTATCGTAGAAATCATCACCAATCATAAACTCTGTAGCAGGTGGGTTTAGGTTGGCAAAGGCATCATCACCACCACCCTCATCGCCTACAGGTGTTTGTGGTGGCAGGTTGCCATCATCATCGTTTACAGCGTTAGGGTTGTGGTTAGCTGGCGCTGATGGCTCTGCTGCTGGCTTAACTGGCTGTACTGCCACGTTGCGGCCAATAGGCTCAGCATGCTTTGAGTACTGTACCTTGCCGATAATAGCTAGAGCAGCTGCATCAACGAGTGATTGCAAGTTACCAATTGCATCAGCACTTTCGGTTTGCATAACGTAGTGAGGTGCGATGCCACACAAAAAGATGTATGCAGCGCCACCCATGAGCACCTTGGTTTCGCCTGGCTCAAAGGTAATTTCCTCATATTGGCGATCAACAACCTTGCGGCTTACCTGATCAGGGGTTTCTATATTCTCACCAACGCAATACTTAAAGTAGTACGGCTTATCTAAGATGTTTTGCACTTCTATTGGATCCGTAGGCCTAAATTGCTCATATACCCAATCGGCAAGTGTCTTTATGTCTTGTGAGATTGTTTGCGATGGCTGCATGCCTATTTACTCCTTGTTAGTAGCGATATTATTTACAATAAGCATTATAGCACTATTGTGTACGCAACAAAAAAGCACCCTATCAGGTGCCCTAGAAACCACGGCCAAGTGGTTAATTGTTATTGATTACTATCCTTGGGTGCAAGCACGCTCTCACCCTTATCATCGTTACCCATGGTTTGCCCGCTAATTGTGCGGGTTTCTGTAAACGATGGCATGCGATTTATTTGGCCACCGGTAACGTGGCTATCAACAGTTTGCACTGCTCGGGTACGCAAATCACCCTCGAAATCCCACAGGATGTTTTTAACAATATCCTTGTGAGCTTTGCGCTGCTCTTGATCACTAAACGTGGCATCTACGTAGGTGAGCAACTTACCTAGCAAACTACTGAAATCTCGAGTATCAACCACTAGGGTATTATCAACCACTAGGGTATTATGATCGCCACCAGGTAGCTCAAAATTGCTATCCTTGGCTTTATCGGGATCACCCTCATATACTCTGGCACCAATGAGGCGCATGTTATGAAACCCATCGGGTACTAACACCTCCACGTTGGCATCAAACGTATCTTTTATGGTTGGTATTTCAACAAAACTTTTTACAAAAACTAACTTGACTTTACGCATTACTACTCTTTTCTAAACTAGACTTGGCCGTGATTTTTAAGGTACATGGCACCACTCGTGGCGCATCACTGTGTGAGTGGGTTCACCGATACTCTATTGCGCTGTATCTATCGGCTGGCCTCATTATAGCAAAAAGCCCCTGCTGAGCAGAGGCTTTTCTAACCGTACTATCTAGTGGCTTATTCTAGGTTGAGATCAACACCTGAAACCTGAGCGGTGGTACCAGCCTGGATGGCTACACCAACGATCTGATCAGTAACGGCTGCGGATCCGATGCCCTCAACTGCGCCCGCTGTGGTTGCAGATGGAATAACTGGATCGGCGATTGCTACCGCTGTGCCCTCAACAAGCACGCCTACTACACCAACTGTGCATAGCCATCCGTACTCGCCAGAGGCTAGAGCACGTACCGCTACACCAACACGGCGCAAGGCCAATGTTGCAGATGTAGTAACACCGTTGAACTTGTTAGGGTACAGGTGAGCTTTACTGTCGGCGCTTGCTAGAGCTACCTTAACAGCGCCCTCAATGTACACCTTGGTGGTGCCTGAGCCTGCTGCGGCAGTGTTGCCCTTGATGCGGAACTGTTGGCCGATACCAGTACCAGCGTTGATAACAATCAAACCGCCCTTATACTGATCCTCGGTTACAGCGGTTGCACCAACTGTTACCTCAATTACCTCATCGCCAATGGCTGCTGAGTTTGTGGCACGAGCACCAACGTGGTTGGCCACGTTAGCGGCTGCACACACGATGCCACCGGCTGCTACGTTACCGCCAGCTTTCGCATAACGGAACTTGCGGCCGATTTCATCGGTACCCTCTTGGCCGAGTGGGTGCAACTGAGTTGTACCCACATCGAGGATGTCGTTTTGTGTCAAAGTCTGTGATCGCATTTTCTTATTCTCCTCTTTCCCTAATTAAGTTTTGTTAATGAGCTTACCCTGTCGGCGAGGGGCTCGGTTTACAAATTGGCCAAAGAGTAAGAACGCACCGATCTCACCGTGTTGGTTGATGGATTTCATCATATCACGGAACTGGATAGGCGAGCTTGTAAACTCACCGCTCACATCATCCACCTCAGTTTGCACTGATACCTGGCGCAGAGTGTCATCCTTGAGTGATCGGAACTCCATCTTGTTTTCGTTCAACCAGTAGAACTTACCGCTCAAACACTTGTCATCAGCAACCACAGGGCGGCCTCGTAGTGAGATAGCGTTAAATCCTGCTGCACCCTTGAGCTCGGCAGTTGGTACTAATTCACCCTTAGGTGTTTTACCACTAACCTTGTTGTAGCCACTGATTGCAGTAGATACGTAGTGCGCTTGGATCTGGCTGTTCATAGCCGTTTCAAGTGTACGGAACAAAGTCTTAGTAGTAAGGCCGATAGTTGGTGCCTCCTCCTCATCGCCTGCAGCGCTAACTGCATCGAAGTTTGCAAACGCTAGAGCGAGCGTGATGGCTGTAGAGGTTGTATCCTCAGTAGAAACCATCCATGAGTAGCTAGAGCGGGTGATGCCACCGTAGCTTGTTGCGTTAGTACCTGCATCAACAGCCACTTCTAGGCCATCGAAATCATCGCCTACACCTACACCGTAGAACATGGTGCCGAGGTTATCACGCATTGCCTCACGTGCCTCATCCATTTTTTCGCTAACGTAGCTGAGTACTTGGTTATCACCAGCCTGAGCGTTGATAGCTCGCTGGATACCAGGGATAACAACTGGCTCGGCGTATGCCTGCACAGTAAACTCGAGGTATCGAACATTGTTACCAGTGCTCGTATCCCAAGGTGTCATACCAGTAAAGCTGGATCCGTTAGTTTTCTTTGCTACTCGAACTGGAACACGATAGTTTGCACCCTGCCAATCAGTAACCAATTCACCAAAAAGGCGTGCGAGCCAGATAGTACTGTTGCTCACTTGGTTCACGATTGTTGGTAGCACATCGTTTTGTGTGATAGTTGTTACTGTTTCAGATAACATGCTATTTACCTCGTTTATTATTTACTAAATAAAAAAACACGCAGCGTTGGCTGCGTGCCTTTATGCTTGTAATATATCACAAGCAATTTAGCGATGCAAGTATTTTGTTACAGGGGTTACTACCTGTTTTGTATAGGCCAGCACCATGTACCAGGCTCTTGATCCTCGTACTTTTCAGGAGTGCCTACTTGTGGCACATCCCACTCTTGGTAGCTACCGCCGCCAATGTTTTCGCTTATAGGTGCATCAGCACGATCACCAACGAAATCATCAGCCGTAGCACGCTTACCTGGCTTGCCGGGGGTAAACACGGTAAGGTGTACGTTTAGATCACCTGATGGATACGCTGCTTGCCTTTTTTGGCCTCTTTTTTCTCGTGTGCCTTGGTTTCTTTTTTCTCGTTTTCAGCCATTTTAGATACCATGCTTTCTACGTGCAGCACGGATGGCGCTGTTTACGTCTTTATGGATGGTTTGAGCATTACTACCATCAGGTGCCGCAGGTGCCATACCGCCACCTGAGATCTTGGTATTAACATTGTTACGAGTATCAGTGATGGTACCCATACGAGCCTGCTTGCCCTCAATAGCCTCTTTGGCCTCAAGTAACTGTAGGCCGAGTGCAACGCTGGTAATCTCTTGGTTGATGCCTGCAGCTTTGTTGGCCGCATTAACCTCTTTCATGTGATCAAGCACCTGTTGCGCACGGATGGCACCAGGATCTTGCATAAAGTTAGGATCACCAGGTTTAGCTGAGATGGCTGGTAGCTTGCCTGCTTTAATAAGGCTATCTACCTCATTTTTCTGCGTAACAAGCACCTCACGGCGAGCATTTGCCATAACACGCTGCTCATTATGAGCATTGGCATCAGCAATAAGCTCCTGTGCAATGTTCATGTTTTGCTGCAGTGCAGCACTAAACTTGGCCTGCTCTACGCCATTGGCAAAGCGGAAATCTGCAGGCAGATCCTCAACGGTTTTAACGGTGTAGGTTTTTACCTCACCCTTAACACCCTCTTTACCCTGTACGGTGATATCAGGCATGTTTTCATAAGCATATACGAGTGGGTTGATTGTGCCATCAGGGTTGATACCCTCAGGCAATGCGCCATCACGAGCCTCAGCCTCTTTGATTTGTGCCTGCAGCTCATCATCCTCAACATCGCCAGCCAATGCGGCTGCATCTGGCTCTGCGGCTGGATCAGCGGCAGGTGGCTCTGCGTTAGGGTCGGCTGCAGGATCGGCAGGCGCAGCTGGATCTGCAGGCGGTGCTGCAGGGTCGGCCGCTGGTGCTGAGTGATCTACTGGATCCTGCGTACGTGGCGCAGGTGTTGGTGGTGCTGTAGGATCAACTGCAGGTGCAACTGGCGCAGCTGGTGCTGGCGCAGGTGCTACTGGTTCACTTGGTGTTGGTGCCGCAGGTGCGGCTGGTGCTGGTTGGCTATTTGGATCCATGCCTATTTACCTCTTGTGATATATTACGTTGTTTACAATAAGCAGTATAACACGCTCTGTTACTGCGGCGGTAGTATAGGTGCAGGTGTCTCAGGCGTTGGTGCTACGGCTTGTGGCATTGGTGCTTGAGCTGGTGCCTGTGGTGGCATAGGAGGTTGGCCGCCATCAGGTGGCATTTGCCCTGGTGCGCCTGGCATTGGCTGCGCAGGTGCCTCAATATCGGTTTGGCCTGGTAATGGCGTAGGTAGAGCAGGTGTGTTTAATGCCTCATTGGCATCAACCTGCTTTTGCATAACCTCAGCACGGCGTGCAAGGCTATCCATCTCAGCACGTACGTGAGCTACAAAGGCCTGGCGCTTTTCGGCATCCCAAACTATATTGCCCTCGTTGTCTGTGCCAGTAACGTACTCATCACGCATCATTTGCTCTCGGTGAGTATCAATGTGGCCAGCCTCAGGATCCTCACGAGGTGGTGCGTACTTGCCAGCCTTAATAACCTCGTAATCCATAAATGCGGTACGATCGCCCTCATCCTCATTCATGTTTTTAACCAGTAGAGTTGGATCAATCTTATCTTTTACAAAGTTTTCTACCATTTCCTCAGCGTTAGGTAGCTTGAGCAGGTTGTAGAGATCAAGGTTGCTGATGCGATCCATGCTAGCGAGCTTAACAGCTACGTTGGCTAGGCGGCTATCATCAAGAGGTAGCATTGTGCCGCTCTTAACGTACACATCCATGCCATCTGCCAAACGATCACGCTGCATCATCACGTAATCAAACGTGCCATCATCGCCTGCAATGCTCTGCCAGTGCTCCTCTGTATAATGCACTTTCATAAACTGGAAAAGCATAGAGTAGTAGCGGTTAAAGAAGTTATCCAACGCACGGATAAGTGGCTCTAAGCGCCCCTCAGCCTGATCACGCTGCATAATGGCCTCGCCAAGTGTTTCGGTGTCTGAGGTATCGCCACGCATGTTAGGCGGCGTACCAATGATGCTATGGATAGTATTAACAAGGCTATCTGCCTGGTTCATAAGCCACTGAGGCAAGAAGTTTGGTGAGATCTTGGTTACTGCGTTGCGCACATCCTCGGCATCAACAACAATGCTCTCATCACCATCAAAGTTAAGATCCTCTACATCCTCTTTATCAACGGCCTCACCGCTAAATACGTTCAAGCCGCCATACTTTTCGCTGGCCTCTAGGATCTGCCGCTTGAGGCGGTTAAGTGAGTGCTGCTGTGGTGCAACGAGCTCAATGAGTGAGGTTTGATCTAGCTTGTTTGAGCCATCGTTAAGCAGGTTGATGGCGAGGTATGGCTTAGGTGGCATTGGCAGGTGGTTTGCAATGATATCCTGCTCCACATCGTATAGCCAGTGTGGGTTACGAGTTTTGAGTAGCACAAGGCCGCCAACGAAAACAACAAGCTGCTCCTCTGGCTTATTCTTTTTATCACGGCCAGTGATCCAAACCTCAAAGTAATCAAGCGTAGTAGCCAGCTGCTTGGCTGTACCCTGCTTGATGTTGTACATCTCGTAAATCTCATCTTTTTTCTCAGGAAACAAATCAGCGAGCCCACCAACAGTTGATGGGATCTTTTCAGCAATAAAGCCAGGGTTATCATCCAATGCACTGGTGTGCTCAAATATCAAGCGTGCAGGGTCAATGTGGCGAGGGCAAATCTCGCCTTTGCCCTTGTAACCCACATCGTATACCATCTTGATCGCACCAACACGCTTTTGCATAAGGTCGTACAACATGCGCTCTACTTTGCCTTTGATGTCATGCTCAACGCCATGCGCCTCGGCATACTTGGCAAAATCACGAGCGATCATGCGGCCTGCAACTGAGTTAGTCCAAGGCCGTGCCTCAACCTCAGGGATGCGTGAGGTTAGGTAACTTATAATTGTTTGCAGCGCTGAGTAGATCTGTGCCTCTTGATACTGGATAGAGCTGCCACGTAGTGTAGGGTAGCTACCAGCCTTGTAGTGATCACCAAACAACATCTGCGCATTTTTCTTGCGAGTGTCTTTGATTTTGTAGCTAGGATCGCTATCATAAAACTTTTCACTTGCTGCAATGCGGTTACGCAGTACAGAGGTGATATCACTATCAGCGGCATCTATATTAAACAGCTCGGCGGCCTGCTTTTGCTCTTGTAGAAATGATTGGTTTGATGGGTTATTATCGTTGTTCATAAATAAAAAATACCAACAGCTAACGGCTGCTGGCCTTACATTTGCAATTATACATTGTTAGTGGCCTCTATCATAGTACTTAGCTCTTTGCTAGCACTAATTGTTTCTGGCGTATAGATCTTGTAGTAGTAATCGCAGCCTCGGCACTTGTGCTCAATAACGGTAACATCCTCTGGTAGATCACCCCAATGGATGCCTTTGTTATCCTCAATAATCAATGCAACCTCACGGTTTACGGCCATCATAGTGCGGCCACAGTGCATAAAAACACACTTGAGCCGCTTAGGCCGTACGCTCTCGCCAGATGCTAGGATAATCACTACCCATTTTTTGCCGTGTCGGTAGCTCATTGATCACACTCACAGCACCCACCAGGGCAACCATTTAGATCATGCTGTACTAACGCATCAAACTTGCGCCATGCTGGCCAAAATCGCCTAAAGAAATGCCTGCGCTCACCCTGCATAAAGCCCCATGATTTATGAGCAAACCAGATAAAACGATATGATTTGTGCCGCATCTTACGCTCTTGCTCTATGGTTTCTGGTGCCTTGCTCACTTGGTGCCTCCCTTTTTTCTCGCTAGTTTCAATAACTTTTTCTTGTAATCAGGCTGCAGGCCATCGTACTGGTTAGTTGTCTGATTGTATTTTACAGCATTTTTGCTTGTGCTTGTAGTTTGTTTAGGTTGAGAGATACCTTTTTCAACCGCACCACGCATCATAGCCACACGTGCATACACCAGTGCAAACCAAAAGTGATCTGGTGCCTCACCCTGCGTAACCCAAAAGATTTTGAGTTTGCCTTTGCCCTCATCATCTTTTTCTTGGATGCGCACCATCACAATACTGTGCTCTATCAGCTGCTCAAGCTTATCGCCTGGCAGGTGCAGCTGCATGGCTCGTGTGCGCAGCTCTCGTACAATGAGATCCATAATATCGGTACGTTGGATCTTAACAAAGCCAGGCCTGTTAGATGGGTTAAACTTAGTGATTTTCTTGCGTGTGCTGTTGTAATCAAACTCGGCTAGGTAAATGCGGCCAGGGTACTTATCGGCCAGCTGGCGTGGCACAGTAATATCAGGCATGGCATCTATCACCATGCACTTGGCGTTGAGTGTCAAAAACAGCGCCTCTACCTGATCCCAATCCTTAAAGGTGAGCACATCAACCACGCCCTCAGGGGTCATAACAATAATGTGCTTGGTGTGGCCAACGTCTACGCCAATGTACACATCCGTTTTAGCTATGGTGTTGCCAGTGTTTGAGTTGGTAAAGAGTGTGCGATCAATCAGGGCATCGGCAGGCGTATAGGCTTTACCCAAGATAAAGTTGTACACGTAGCCAGGGATGTTTTTATCATCCTCCCACTGCTGCATGATGCGGCTGGCTGGCCTATCAGGTCGCATGAGCTGGTTGATCCAATAGCCACGCCTCGTACGCTTAGGATAGCGAGCTTTCCAAAAGCCATTGCGCCGTGCATCATCAGTGATCTCGGCCTTGCATGAGCCACACACGTAGGTCTTGCGCACGGTATCAATCGTATGGCAACGAGGATCTATGCCACTGGTTTCGGCAGGATCCCAATCTAGGTAAAAGCAGTGGCCACATGTTTCGCAAGTAACCATCCAATGCATCTGATCAGATCCTTGGTATAGAAAATCAACGCCAAAGCCCTTGGCAGATGGGTTACTAAAGGTGCGGAAACGTGGGTGCTTACTGTTTTCGGTACGGCTACGGTAGGTACGTACAACACGAGTGTTTGAGCGGTCGTACTCATCACTCCACACCGTATCGGCCGAGATAGAGATGGCATCACGCTCATCAAAGGCACCACGATAGAATAAGAAGTGATCCTCAAACTGTTTGAGCTTTTGCGTATCCTGCTTGATGTGGCGGCTAATAAACTTGTTGCGCTCAATCAGTGGGTTTACCTTTGGCACCACAAAGTCATTGACAATAGAGCCCTTAGTAGGAAACACGTAGATAGAGTTGCGCCCCTCAAAGCTCACCTCGTGCGCTGAGCTCACCGTAGCCCATATCGTACCGCCCACCTGCGCACTCTTGATGATTACAATATCATCACTATCATCATCGTAGATATCTACCAAAAAGGGGTGATCGTAGAAATCTAGCGGCTCACCGTTTTCAGTAACCATGTTGTTTTGGATGATCCAAGCAAGGCGGCTATCTGCCTCTAAGTTGATCAGCTCCTCTGGTAGTAGCTCATCCTCATCAGCCGCATCAACGATTTGCTCAGCTGTTGGTAGCATGCTGCTCGGCTCCAAGGTCATACGTGCTATTGTCTTTGCGAGTTACACGCAGAGCCATGATGCCGTTTTTGTTGAGCAACCTGCACACATCATCACGATCATCGTAAAACACGGTAATACCTAGCTCTATGCACTTAGCAAGCTTGAGCTCAGGCGATTGGCGAGGGTGATCAAACACCACCTCATGCACGGTGCCCCACTTGGTGATCTCTCGCACTGCCTGATTTACGGTGCCCTCACGATCGTGGCCAACGGCACTAACGATGTGGATGGTATCACCTATGATGCTGTGCATTTCCATCATGTGGTTTACTTGCTCAGGATAGTGTGATAGCACCTGCCAGTAATCAAAGCCTACGATCATCACTCTACCACCTTACCAGAGCAGTTAGGGCACGGCGATTGATCCATACCGCTATTACGGCAGTTGTGGCAACCAGAGCCAGGGTTAATGCCATCAGGTGAGCAGGTAGAGCAAACGTGATTATGGAAATACTTTTTGCGTTTCTCATTTGCGGTAAAAACCTCATCCTCTAGCGCATCGCCAACATCATGCAACCAGCGGCCTACACTCGTAGCCTCAGGCCAGGGGGTAGTTGGATCTGGCCTGTGTTTTAACATTTCCATTATTGCTGTGTGATCTGCTAAAGCGTGTAACACCATAGCAACCTGGCTTTTATCAGGTAGCGGTATGCCCTCAAACCTGCGGCCATCTAATGATTGCATTATCCTATCAGTTGCATTGCCCCCTGCTACCTTGATCATTTCTTACCCTCCTTGATCTGTTTTTTAACCATAGCAATCATAGCTTTACGCAACTCGGTAGTGGTGCCAGTGCCGTGTACTGGTAGTGGTGCATCAGGATCCTCGGCGAGCTCTAGGTTTTCTTTAGGCTTGCCAAAGGCACGATCTAGCAGGTTGGTGAGTGCCTGGTTGTTTGCAGGCCGTGTGGTGATGTAGTAGTAGTGCTCATCATCATTTTGCGCATCAGGATCATCTAGGTACTCTTTGATGGTTTCCTGGCTCTCTACACGCTCGTGGTAGGTGCGCAGTGGCTTGCCCTTGCTATCACGCTCGGTGATCTTAACAAACAGCATGGTTTGGCCAATGGCTAGGTTGTACTGTGCATTAAAGAGCTGATCAGCATGGCTGGCGATACGTTTTTGCAATGCCTCTTTTTGCAGTTTTAGTATCATCTTTTGCTCAGATACTTTGCCTGGTTTGCGGCCAGATCCCTCACGAGCACCACCAGCACCACGTTTATCACCCTTACAGTTGGCCTCATGCACTGCTAGGCTATCTGTTTTCTTAAAGGCTCGGTTGCATTTAGAGCAGTTTAGTTTTTGATTGTTTTTCAAGTTTTCAAGTTTTTTGGCTTTGGCATCAACAATATCACCTACTGGTGTAGCAGGTGTATCAGGGGTGTTTGCCTTACTGGCTGTTGTTTTCTTGATTGTCATGGCTGCAAAGTTGCCTATTGTTTACAACCGTAGTATAGCATGAGCAGAAACAAAAACGGCCGAGGTTTGCCCTGGCCGCTCTCACTGTAGATAGAAGCATTTTTGTTACCTAGCCATCAATCGTTGATGCCATCCTTGCGCTGAAACTTATCTATCTTTTCTACGATCTCAGCTGCGTAATCACGGATCCACTTAACCTTGTACTCAATATCGCGCATGTTGCCACTCATAGATGCCTTAATGAGCCCTACAAACTCCTCATTGCTATATGATCTGCTATCACCCTCAAACGCACCACGCCAAGCATCAGCAATATCGTAAAACTCTCTACCCTCTTTGAACTTGATACCTAAAAACTTATTCATCCAGCGCACATAGTGCAAAAGCTCTTTATACTTTTCCTCAAGCTCAGCACGCAGATCACGCTTAGCATCTTTGATTTTATCTCGGTGCACATCAATAGGTACTGTTTCTCTAGCATCAGTACGTAACAACGATGCCACAAAATCTACGGCCAAAGGCACTGGTATAAGTTTAGGTGCTTTTTTAATAACTTTGAGTTGGCCGCCAACTACAGTCATCATGCCCCAATCATCAGGTAGCTCGCCGTCTTTTACCATGCTTGCATCAGCAATAACGAGCCACCAGCGATGGCAGTATTGCTTGGATGGCTGGCATTTGGTAGGGTTTTTAACCTCATTGAGCCAATCGGCTCGGCTCACCTTTACCTCAAAGCCCTCTACCTCGTTGCCACTGCTGTGCCATGCGCCGATCACCATGAGATCAGCTATATTGTTAGCACCACCAGTTGATGCGGCAACCTGCGTAAGCACTATGTACTTGCCGAGGTTTGCAGCACCATTTTCGCCACCATACTTATTGATCACCATGTGGGTGAGATCACCTGTACGTAGCGGCTTATCCGTTACGTACTCGCTCATTTTTTGGCTGCCTCCTCATCAATAAGCACCTCTAGCATGTGAGCCACGCTGGCGTACTTAGATTTTTTGGCTACGATCTTTTTGGCCTTGGCCAATGATGATTTTTTAATGCGAGTATGCGTGTACTCTACTGGTTGATCAACTACTTTTAACATTGCTGTTGCCTCCTGTGGTCATTTTAATTAAATTACTGATCTTACGTGCCTTTTGCTCACCAGTGAGCTTGGTATCTGCCATGATCTTATCTACGGCAACTTGGCGGCGTGATTTCTTTGTGGCCTGTTTCATCCCGCAAACCTCACTCTCATACCCTTATACATAGGCTTGGCATCAGCAGGCATAAGGCCATCACCAACCAACTTGTGCCACTGATCAGAGCGCATTTGTATTTCATCAGGCTTTGGCGCTTTGCCTATAAGTTCAATGATCAGGCCAGGATCCGTACGCTCAAGCGGCACATCATATATTGCCAGCACGCTATAACCTTTGAGATCACCAAGGCGCTGATAGCTACGTGCAATATCACGCTCAACAGCCTCAATATCCTGCTTGGCCTTTGCCTCAGCCATTGGTGCCGCAACCTTGCGGGCTGATTTGAGAGTGGTGTGCCATGAGTGCACATTACTGAAATAGTTGGCTTTGCCTAGCTTACTTGGCGGCTGGATCATCTGAGCCCTATCATCGTAATAGGCATAACCCACACCATTAACCATGAGTTTCAGATCTATATAGCTGATTTTGCGGCGGTGTATGTAGCCATTAAAATTAACCACGTAGATATTTTGGCCAGGCTGATACTCAAAGTGCTTTAGCAGGCGTGCCCGCTCATCCATCAATTCACTCATATCACAAACTCCTCTCTGCGATCTTTAAACGTTAGTAGGTGCAGGTGCCAGATAGCCATCACACTGCGGCGCACGGCCATGTTTTCTACTACCTGGTGATAATGCTTTTGGCAGTAGGTATCAATGATCCAGCGCAGCTCACGCTTTTCACGCCAGTTGAGCTTGTCGTATGTTGCTACCTTGCGGCGTGGTATCAGCATGTGGCAGGTTTTGTAGGCACTATCATAAGGATAGGTGTTTTCAATGATGCCAAAGTGCTTGAACGCTACAATAACCTCCTCCTCATGCAAATGCTTGAGTTTGTTTTGCAGCTTGGCCAACTGATAGGTTTCCTCACTGGCTGCGGTGCGCAGGCTCATAGGCAAAACCTCTTTAATTGGCGTTTCCTGTGGTATTGGTGTTTTCATGTGAAATTACTCCTATATCTCTTGCGTTTTAATATCATCATGCCGTGGCACGTTATCTGTTGGCACCAGCTCAGGCACGGCAGGCGTACCTATGCCAGTGTTTGGATCAATGCGCACACACAATACGGTTTGGCACCATGCTTTGATGGTTTGCACATCATGTGCGGCCATATAGTTATGGTAAATCTTGAGGCCAAACAGGAACAGTAAAATAAAGATCATATCACCTATAAATAAGCGGGCTAGGAACTGAGGCCAGCTACACCCATGATCAACGCCGTGGCGGTAATGGTAGCTCATTTACCTAATGCCTCCATGATTTGCATATCAGCAAGCGCCTCTGCACGATCCTCAGCGGGATCACCATCAAGCTCTGCCTCACAATCAACATCAGCACACACATAGCCTTGTACGGTGTAGGTATCGTGTTCACCATTACGCATGGTATCAACCTCAAAATCCTCTACACGGCTATCATCGTGCGCACACTCAAACTCGCCATCCTCGTTGAGGATCCACGCCGATTGGTACGGCTGGTTTATGTTTATTTTCATTTTAGGTGCTCCAAGCAGTTTTTGCATGTTACGTTTTCTTTGGTAGGTTCAACCTTACGGATGCGGTTTACAACACCGATGCGGTAGTGCATGCCAGTGTTAGGCTTGCAAGCTGCATAAGGATCTGAGTGCGAGTGTATGCCCTCAAACTTCTCGCAATCACACTCGCCTACCGATATAATGTGCACGCTATTGCCGCTCCAACCGAGGTATCCAATGTAACGCTTGTTAGTGATATTCATAGTAGCCAACCTTTACTATTATTTTTTGATACTCTTATGTTACCAAACTGGTAACATAGTGTCAAGTACTTTTTTGTATTTTCTTTTAATGAGCTGCCGCCCACATCACAGCACCGTAGAGCAGTACAAAGTTTACGAGCACACCCCAAAAGGTTTGCATAAAATTGTACTTGCGTGGTGGCATATCTGCGCCATCCATATAGTTAGCCCAGGCGAGGGCAAACACCATAAACACCACTTGGATCACTACAAAAGGGTTACTAAATATCATGCTATGGCCTCCTTAGTACCACTGGTTTTAAGATCATCAGCAATGGTTTCCAGTGCCTCAACGATCTCATCATCAGTAGCGGTGTTTAATACATTGCGCACTGCGCTGTTAATATCTCTCGGATCTGCAACTAGGTATTTGATAACTGCCAGCATCACTGCGCCAACATCCATGCTGTAACGCTCTGCAAACTCCTCTATTGTTGTAGGCTCACCCATACCAACCCCCTTTATTGTGTTATTTTCCAACTGCGCTGAAATGCCGCAATGTCGTTATATGTAAGCTGCTTTGGTGCAGCACCCTCGGCAAGTGCAAACTCAACCACCACAGGCTTGCCTACCTGCAGCCGTTCAATAAAGATGGTGTACTCTTTGCCTTTTACCATATCACCAGCTGTATAGCCCTGAAAAACGGCCTGATGCTCTGTTTTACGCAATGGTGTGCGCACATCGTGGTAAACCTTAGCCTCCTCGGTGCTAAGCGGATCGCTCTCATAAAAGCCTGGCTCACCTAAGATGCGGCGTATATTAGCGGTGCCGCCCTCGTGGCCAAGCACTTGGTTATCAAACACTACCACCTTGGCAGGGATATCCTCGCCACGTAGAAACTGCCAGCCCTTGCTGGTAACAAGCCAGTGGCGTGCCTTTTTGTGGCCATCCTCTTTGGTTTGTACGATCAGGCCATGCTGGCGCATCTTGGATACCTGGCTGCGCTCGTTGTGAGTGAGCCCTAGCGTTTCCATGTCAATACCTCGGTGGCCAGTCTGCTTGGTAGCCTCGGCCATTTTTTTCATAATATCGGCCATCATAGTGCTGATGCCATACTTGTACACTTTGATCACCCTGAGGCAACGATCACAGTGGCCATCGTTTGCGGCCGCAACCGCAATAATTTCGTTTATTTTCTCTGTAGATAGATACATCACCAACCCTTTCATGTAATGTTACCAACATGGTAACGCTATTTATTGTTGCATGTCAAGCCATTTTCTAATTGGCTCTAACTCATCCTCTATGGCAACCAGTACGTAGGCCTCGCCTTTAACGTATTTGGCCAGCGCACCAGCTGTTTGCAGGTACCGCGACGCCTATCCCTTGACAACAAAATTATAAGGCGTATAATCAGAGGTAAGATAACAATAAAGTTATCAATAAGTTTCATAGAAAGGCACAAAAGCTATGAAAAATATAATAAAGTTTAGGGCGTGGGATATGAGCAATAAGCGAATGGGATCGCACGATGCGTTGCTTGACCCAAACCAAGTAAACCCAGCCGTATTAACTGACTGTCTAATAGCTGATGGTACGGGCTATGACACAGATACTATTCTGATGAGGTTTATCGGTCTCAAAGACAAGTATGGCGAGGAAATATACGAGGGCGACTATGTTCAATATAACACTGGTGAGCGTTGGCTAGTATGCTGGTCGCAACGACAGGCAGGGTTTATTTATAAAAGTACCAAAAAAGGTTACGGGGCTGACCAGTTGCCAAATATGCACGAAGTTAGGATAGTAGGAAACAAGTACGAAAACCGGCTTGTGAATGGAAGTAAGACCGTTTAATTATAGCACGGTGGTGCTAGCCAAACTTAAGCTAGCTAAGTGCCAAGCGAGTAAGAGCAGCCACCTGCCTGGGAGGATTTATGCAACGAGAGCAACGCTACGGAATACGCTCGCTAAAACGGGATTTTCCTGATGACAATTCAGTATTGGAGTTTATGTTTGACGCCCTACACAGCCGTAACTGTAGCTGTGGTGGCACTTATTCACTGGTCAAAGGACGCCGACAATTCTACTGCTCTAAGTGCCGTTTCCAGATAGCACCGACAGCTAACACTATTTTTGCTAAGAGTGAAACACCATTGACGCTGTGGCTACAGGCTATCCTGGCGTTTTCTAACGCTAAATCAGGCATTTCAGCCAAGTATTTAGAGCGTGAGCTGGAAGTTACCTATAAAACAGCCTGGCGTATGCTAAAACTCATCAGACAGGCTCTACAGCAGTATACCGACCTGTTGCAGGGCGATGTTGAGATGGACGCTGCCTATATCGGTGGGCGTAAGGCAGCAGGTAAAAACAATGCTGACCTGGCGGAAGCTATGGCGGCCAAAACAGCCATTATGGGCAGCGTGAAACGCCAGGGCGGAGTGAGAGTGTATGTAGTGCCGAACAGCACCGCAGCAATTCACGGTGCATTTTTACGGGCTACTGTAGACCCGCAAGGCACACGCCTGATGACTGACGATAGCAACCGCTATAACAAAGTAGCCGTAGGCTTTGACAGGTTTTCAGTCAATCACAGCAACGGCGAGTATGTGCGTAGCGATATTCACACGAACACGATTGAGGGCTTTTGGTCGCACATCAAGCGGTCAATAACTGGCACTCACAAAGTCGTATCTAAGAAGTACCTACAGGATTACCTGAACGGTTTTGCCTTTCACTATAACAATCGCTACAGCGACAAGCAGAGGTTTGAGCTTTTACTTGATACTTTGCTACACGCTTCAAGAGTTTGAGAAAATGTTTTTTAGTCATAACCTCTATTATATCACATCAAGTTTGTTACTAGGGGATAGGCGTCGGTACCGCCAGCAATCATCATATACGATGCCAACACCCTGCTTTTTACCCTTGCCCTTGGTGCTGATAAGATCCTCAATGCTCTGCTGCATATTACTCAGATCACGCTGCACACGATCAGGCATAACAAAAAAATACCCTATGTACACTGGCTCAATGGCAAGTGGGATAGGGTACCCTGATGCAGCTAATTGTACTATTGGCTTTTGATCCTGAAACCAGCGATCATGCTCAGCGCTCGGTGCGCTGGTTTGGCGGCCATTTACCTCAAAGAGGCGGCGGTTATTCTTTTTGCTCGGTACTATGCCCTCTAGTCTAAACTCAATCATGCTAGTAGCACTGTACTTTGGTGCAGGTGTTTTTCCAATCGCCCCAATTTCCAGCCCTGTTATATAGTGCATTAGCTACGGCCACGTTGTTTACAGGGTTTTGCAGCCAAGGCACTAAGCCCTCACGTGAAAACTCGCCTGTGTATCCAAGTGATACTGCAATGCGGTAACGATCGTTGATGTTTGCGCCTATCAGGTTTATCTGAAAACAGCCAACGCTGTAATCACCAGTCATAGGGTTATCATTGAGGATCGTATGATCGTTGGTGCTCTCTTGCATCATCACGTTGTATGCTGCGGTTTGGCTCCACGAGTATTTAGCTAGCTCGGCGGCACATGAGCTCGTAGGTGCTGGCTGTGCGGCCTGAGGCTGTACTGCAGCTGGCTTAGCCTCTATTGGTGCAGGTTTATCAGCCTGCGGCGTTGGCTCACTAGCTGGCGTAGTAACAGTAGCCTCCTGAGCGCTTACAGGCTCAGAGATTGCTATGTTATTGATGCTTTGTAGTGTAACGGTTGCTGGTTTGCATGTGGTTATGAGCACGGTTGCGGTACATACCGCCAGTGCTGTTGCAATTATTGTACGCATGGTAGCGGCCTCAGGGATAGACATTGGCACGGCCTTGTGTTTCCTTTCAGATTGCCCCCTCATTATAGCATTATCGTTTCTGGTGTGTAAGATATACCGCTGCAAAAACTACGATACATGTTATCGCCACCTCTATTACAAAAGCAGCAACAATCAAGTGCATTACCATAAAGGCAAGGCCAGTGAGTTTTAATAGCTCAAATACGGTACGTATTACCCACCTTACGGCACGCTCTACAACTGGTACGGCTTTGTTAAATTGTTTAGTGATCCATTGCATTTTATTTTTTCCTTTTTGTGTTAGTTTAATGCTCTTTCATGTTACCACGCTGGTAACATAATGTCAAGCACTTTTTACTAATATCTGCTTATCGTGCTCTAGTGATAGAGCGTAAACCTTGCTAACCTCCATGAGCATGAGCTCGTGGCTTAGATCGTAATTAGCATTGCCTGCTAGATCAATCAGCATTGGCTGTTTAGTCTGGCGCAGCAATCGGCCGTGTATGTTGTACACGCCGATCTGCCAGCCCCATGATAGGCTCTCAACTTGGATCTCAATGCCATTACCCATCACACAGTGGTGGTAGTTATAGCCCTCCTCAGTTTCACCCCTAACAAAATCACTTGGCTTAAATAGTTTCATGTTATTTTTTCCTCTTTATTTTTGGTATTGGCATAGCGTTGAAATCACGCATCTTTACCTCGCCTATGCCTGTAATTTTCTTATCAGGCCGTGTGGATCGCCAAGCAAGGTATGCCCCTGCCTGCAGTGATCCAAAGATGAGTACCGCTAAAAATAGAAATGGTAGCGGATCCATACTAATTACCTCGCCTAAACAACCTGCCTAACAAACTGCGCTTTTTGAGCTCTGTGTGAGCCTCCTGGCGTATCTCAGCGAGTTTTTGCTCACGTGGTGCTACCTGCACCTTTGCAGGCGGTGTGAGTGGCAAGCCTCGGCGTTTGAGGTACTGCTTGTACTCAGGAGTATTGTAGCCACACTTGATCTTGGCCTGTATATATGGCCATCGCTCCCATGTGCCAGCCTCTTTAACACGGTGTACCTGGCGAGTGCTCACGCCAGTTTCTACTGCTATAGCATCAATGTGATAGCGGCGATCCTTGCTGAGCTCTATGATTTTTTCAAACTTAGTACGATCCATTATTGTGCCCTCCTCTTAAACTCACACCATGCCATCTGGCACCACTCAAGAAATAGGAAAAATGCAACGATGATTGCTGCGTAGCGCAGGCCATCCATGTGCCGCTGCAGGATCCATACATAACCGATCAATGTAATCTCAGCGCCCCACTTGATACCGAGAAACGGTGTAATGTACTCATACCAGCTGCGCTTTGATTTTTCTAGTTTACCCATAATTTATATCCAACCCTTTCAATTATTGTTATACTGTACTGCGAGAGCTAACATCAGCCAACCCTGTGTTAGCTCTCTTTTTTATTGTTCAGTTTGTACCGATCCAGTTTTACCCCCTTTTTTTCTGCTAGCAATATCCTGCTACGCACTACGGCAGGTGCAATGTGCAATGCTGCACCCACCTCTGCAAACGTAGGATAGCGGCCAAAAATGCGCTTGTGGTTTTTGAAAAAATCTACAGCATCTTGCTGTTTCTGCGTGAGCTCTGGCTTACTTTTCATCGTTTCCTACCCTTGAGCCACCAACTTTTACACGTGAGTTAGGCACGTGAGGTGTTGCTGCAGCGCTTATTTCATCTTTACCTACAGGCTTTTGCTCGCCTTTGATCCAGGTGTAGCTGGCATCGCCACGCACACCATCAACAATCTTAGTAAAATCAGGCTCAATGTATTTGCCGAGGCGGCCTGTGCGATCCTTAGCAACAAACTTATCACTAGATGGGTCTACGATGATCACACGCTTTGTTTCGCCGCTCTCAGTATCATTTACGGTTGTCATGTAGCCAACAACATCAACTAAGTTCACAAGCTCCTCTGAGAGCTTTGTAGCAACCATAGGCCGCTTGATCACACGCCCCTCATCGTCTTTTTCCTGCACGTGCGCAACAATAATGATGTTTTTGCCGCTATCACGCATAACCTTTAAGAAATTGCGCATAGTCTGCTTGAGCCAGCCCCACCCTGCCATAGTAGGGTTGCCATCTTTTTGCACGAGCTTGCTATCTGCCTTGGCAATCATGTAGCGTATAAGCTTTTCCATGAGCTCGCCAACAGGATCAATGATTACAGTATCGTACTGATCAGTGAGTGCTACCTCTAAAAACTCCTGCATATCACCCCAACTCTCAATGAGGGCAACCTGTGCCTCAATGCCTCGCAGGCCAAAGTACTTACTACCGTTTTCGCAATCGGCAATGATTGGCCTTGGCGCAGTAGCGGCAAACGTAGTTTTACCAACGCCACCCTCACCGTATACCACCATCAGTATTGATGGCTTTTCTTGTGGATCTAAGCTGTTAAATAATTTCATAAACTGTAATCTCCTAGCTCTTTAATTTCGGTTAGCAAAAATGTTGGCTCTTTATCGCCAAACTCAATGATCTCATCAATGCAGATGCGCAGCTTGCGCTCACCTG